CTATGCCATCTTCGACCAATACATTTATAATATCATCTTTTGTCCAGGTAGTGTTCATATCTTTACATTTTTCTAGTTCATATCTCAAAATCGTTTCTTCAATAGTGTCAAAATCAACACATCCATAACCAATTCTCTCTCCGTTTTCAGCTAAATATAACATATAAAACATTCCTTCATTTTCGCAATTGCCCCGCAACTCATCAATGTTGTTGCCATACACAATATCAATTAAATTCCCTTCCCATGGATGATCTGCATAAAAATCACAATCATAACCATCTTCTGCATCGTATCTGTCGTCTTCTTCTGTTACTCACCTAAATGCGTTAAAATATATTTCAATATTTTTTGTTTTTCATCCATTTATATTCTCCATTTGCTCAAAAATCAAATTCTTTTAATCCACCTGAATCGCGTATATATTCTGCCATATCAGGAATGCTTACTATATGCTTCTCTAATGCTTCTTTATCCTCTATTGCATAATAGTCATTTTTTTTAACTTCCTCGCTGGATTCGTAATATAAGAAAATCGTATCAATTAAATTTTCCATTCCAGTTCTAGGTTCATACCCCTGTTTTCTAATCCATGCTGCCATGTAATCATAATCGCACCATTTTTCTTTCGGATATTGTGAGTAATCTTTTTCTTCTGTCCATCGTCCAAACCAATCAACCATATTTGCTCCTCCATTTTGAAATTCGGTTTCATTGGATTTTAAAAGTTATCGTATCCAATGTCTCCTTGTCTTCATTTGACTTCAGCCATTCCAGTTCGTAACTTTCAGCTTCTTCTCTCGTATCAAAAATAGTCTGATCAGTTGTATGCCATTCTACATTCGGTCTATATCCATTCATATACATAAATGGTTTTACATTCATTTTTGCCATATCTTCAATACTCATATTTATAATAAACTCATAATTCGTCATCATATTTTTTCTCCAATCCATTAGAAAAACATCGTTTCATTGTCTCAATTTTTATTAATGGTTTTATTCTTTTTCTGCCAATATTTTTCCCTTGTCGTTTAAGCAATAGCAAAGTTTTATTATATGTTTCAACATCTATAATCGGCTCAAAATTTCCCTTATAAGTTTTACCACAAAAAGTATTGTATCCACAATATTGTGTTCTTGTAAGAATTTTTTGAACGCTATAAGCTGTTGGAATTTTACCTCTCTTCCCTTTGAATCCTCGTTCTTTTGCTTCTTTCGCAACTTCTGACAAATTTTTTCTTAATAAATACTCAGAAAAACAAAAACGTACATATTCTGCTTCTTTTTTATTGATTTTAAACGAATCTTTTCCATCTAAATCATATCCTAATATTTCAGAACAAGTACGTTTTCCTTGTGCTGCTCTCTCTAGCATAGCAGCACTGACTCTTTCACTTGTCAGTTCTCTTTCTAATTGTGCGAATACGCCAACAACCCCAATCATTGCTCTTCCCATTGGCGTTGAAGTATCAAATGATTCTGTATATGATATCATAGATACATTCCATTTCTGGAATTTTTCCATTGTTAAATATAAATCTGATACACTTCTTGTAAATCTACTAAGCGTCCAAAATAAAACCAGATCGAATTTACCATTTTTTGCATCATTTAGAAGTCTATTTATATCAGGTCTATGCTCAATATCTTTTCCAGAAATCCCTTTATCTGCATATAAATCATATACATTATATTTCCGTTCCTCACACCACTTCCTAAGTGTTTTTTCTTGTGCATCTAAAGAATATCCCTCACGAGCTTGATCAAGCGTACTTACACGTATATATATTGCCACTTGTTTTTTATTCTCCACACATAACACCTCTCATTTCATTCCTATTCCAAATTCAAGGCAAGCTGCACATCCCATTTTATCAGGATATATACCATCATTATCCGCAACAATTTCCCATCCATATTCAAAAGATACTATGTTATCATATACTGCTTGTGGATTATCTTCATTACCATCCCAATCCGTAGCTGGATTATCTCCATTTTTTAATGCTTGTATATCATCCATTAGTCTTCCAGATGTTCCGTATTCATAACCACTATGTAAATAATCTACAATTCCATTATTATTAAATACAACCAATGTTAATCCTCCGCCATTATCCTCAATAACTTCATATTTTCTCATAAAATTTACCTCCGTTCTTCACAGTAAATCCTCATTTCATATACCTACCATCGTATCTTTTATAATTTAAGTCCATCAATAGGAAGACCAAACTCTTTTACAAGCATCTGCCATTTCTATCAATTTATTTTTCACACTATCTTCTACGATTCTGCATTAGCTCTCCGTTTTATCCCATTTATATTCTCTACATATATCCATTACTGTGTCTATCACATTTAGTTTGGAATCAATTCCATATCCACTCACTACATCAAAAGAACTATCGTCTTTTGTGCAAACCAAATCACAATAATGACACCATCCATCTTCTTCGTCATAAGCAAAAGTAATTTCAAGATTTATGCCATTGGCTATTTTACATTGCCAGGGGCGTTCATCAAAGCTTTCAGGTTTATTACCTTCTCCATTCCATAGAGTAGGATTCATGTCATTGAAAAATTCATTTACAATTCTTGTTGCCTTTTCTCTTGTCATGTTCTAGACCTCTTTTCTCATAGCAATTTCAATCCGTGAACCGTCTGGAAAATTCCATAACTTTTCAAAAATCGAAAAACCGAAATCTGCGAATGTCAGATATTTTGTATTTTTATCTCCATTTATTCTTAAATAAATTGTCTTATTTTTTACAATAGCTCCTCTTGTACTCTCTTTCATTAGATTAAGTTCTTCATACTGATTTCCGTTGTAATTATTGATTCCAACAGGTGTTATATACTGATTCCACATTCTTTTCATATTATTCACCACCTAACAAATTCCGTTTTCTCTAAATTCTACAAGTAACCCATACATCCGTCCTTTCTTTTCAAAAAAATCGTTCCAATTAGATAATTCTTCGATCGAATAATTCTGATTGTACATATCTGCTTGCCATTCAATTGCTTTATCTCTCCACTTTGCTTTTTGTTTTACATAATTTTCATGTCGCAATAACGCTCTATGTTTTGTATAATCTGACTGTCTCATAATCTATTCTCCTTTTCTGCAATTAAAAAACAGACAACATATTGTCATCTGCTACATATCAAAATTATATTCTGGATAAAGATATTCCAAATTTAAATCTTCCTCGAACCAGCAATGATCTGAAATATCCGGAATATCTACAATTACATGATCTGAGTGTGTTTCTTTTATTTCTCCATTATGCCATTTACCTGTGTCTGGATCATGATACTTAACTTTTTGTTTTACCTTGAATAAATGTATTAGGTCTGCCATAATTTACCTCCTAACGAGATGTGCTTTCATCGTGTTATTCTCGCATATTTTAATGGATATTTCGAAAAATCCAAATATTTAGAATTATATACGCTAGGAATAAATTTTCTAAAATCATCATAGTACCATGCTTTCCATAATTCTGTTCCGGTCTTTGCAAATTCCCTAGTGGCTTCTTGAAATGCGTCATATAACGTCATGTTATATACTTCCATATTTTCTTTTGTTCTTTCTTTTACATTTTTAGGAATTCTACCAATTATCAAATCATCGTCATAAAACATATTCATACTCCTTTTTTTTATGAGAAATTTCCGTTGCTATTTTGCTTTTTCCAGTCCAAATAAAGCATCAGGAAAACTTTTCTTTATTTCTTCAAAACTTTCAAAGCAATATGCGTATCTATCTGTCCCATCTTCTATATTCAATACGAGAAAACTTTTATCTCCGTCATTCCATAATGTTCTTGCATCATGTTCTGGAATAATATCAAACCATTTTGAAAAATATTCTTCTGCAAACAACATTTCAACTCCTCCTATCTTTTAATTTATTAGTTTGTCAAACTCTATCTTATTATTCTCCGTTTCTATACGAAAAAAGCAGATAACTTTTTCGTCACCTGCTTTCGTTAAATATTACGAAACTGCATCTTCGTATCATTTCATAATCTCTACATCCTTTATAATTATCACACATCCAATTATAAATCTCTGTATCAGACATATTATGAAATTTTAGAATATGTTTTCTGCATTCATCTAAGATATATTCTTCCATATTTTACTCCTCAATTTCTTCAACATCACTTTCATCATAATGAGTATCTGCTATTGGAATACATCTATCAGATTCCAATTTTTCTTCCGCTATTCTAAGTGCTTCAGTTTCATTTTCTGCCTCTACTTCATATTCTTCATATGTTGTAAATGTCACAATGTACTTCTTTATCATCATTCCTCCATCATTTCTTTAAATTCTATCCAACTTTCAAAAGACTCTTCCAATCCTCTCGATCGAATGGTTTCCATTTCGTCTTCTGTCATTTCATAATTTTTATCTTCACAATATTGTTGGACTGTATCATGCTCTGCTTCTAACCACTTATCATCGTCTTCAATTTTATCGACTTCTACTAATAATTTATCAAGTTCATTCATAGTAGTCAACCTCCAATTCATGTCCACAATCAATAAAGAAAAACGTTCAGTTAAATATTTATTCTCTCTTTCTTCTATTGAAATTTCCGTTTCAATTATATTCCAAACGCCATAAATACAATCGCACACAGCAACATACCAAATGCTATAATCGCTAAAGCTCCTTTAATTGTCAAGTTAACTCTTGACATATGACTTCCCATGTACCAACATGTCAAACTAATTAATGCACATGTAATTCCTCTCATTTTTTATCTCCTTTGTTCTCAAAACATTTCTCTTTATAAGCATATTCTCTGTCATAAACTTCTTTATAGAATTGAATATCCTGTGCTGTTGCTCTTTTTACTTTCTCTATGCAATTTTGTAAAAAAGCCAAACTTTCTTCCTTATTCAAATGTTTTCCTCCTGATACTTTCCATTCTATTATCTTTATTTAAATATAAGATTAATAATCCCAACATATACTATTGCTGCAACCAAACAGATCAAGAATCCTTTTACAGAACAAACCTTAATTCCAAATCCGTTTAACACTTCTCTTAAAAGCATTCCTCCAGCCAAACAAGCAAATCCATTTAAAAATTCCATTCTTATTTGCTCTCCTTTTTAAAAGTGTCATTTTATTATAATTTCTATTGCATTGTCTAATGGTGTTATTCTCTCGATTTCTTCATCCATATATTCTC